TGACCTCTCCCCTGCCGCGCAGGCGATTTTGAAAGCCGCTTACGAAGCAACGCGAAACCCAAATTGGCAAACGAACTTCTACACCAGTTATGCCGCCGCCGCCCTGCGAGCTGCTGCGGATCAAGTGCTGCCGGAAGTCGTAAACGCTGTTGGAGATGAGCATGATGACGCTCGCCGTGACCAGTGGGTTCGCATCCGGTGCAAATTCCTTGCCATCGCTGACGAGCTTGAAGCCCAGTAGTCAGACCCACTAACCACTCAACCAATGACCATCCTTTGCGACTACGAGATCAAAGCACTCTGCACCGACGGCATGGTGCAAAACTATGAAGAGGCATTGATCAATCCCGCCAGCCTTGACCTGCGGCTTGGTGACACGATCATGATTGAATCCGCCGAGGACTTGGACATGCGCCCGCTCAGTATTGCAGGCGCTACTGCGGGCAATCCTTATTGGCTGAAGCCGGGGCAATTCATCCTTGCGCAGACCATCGAGGTGTTCCACATGCCGGAGAACATCGCTGGCTTGTTCTTTCTGAAGTCAAGCCGCGCACGGGAAGGCTACGAAAATCTGCACGCCGGCTATGCCGATCCGGGTTGGCATGGCAGCGTGTTGACCCTAGAGCTGAAGAACTCCCGCCAGATTCTGCCGTTGCCGCTGTGGCCTGGCCTAAAGATCGGGCAGATGGTGTTCTTTCGCATGAGCCAGCAGCCAGTGACCAGCTACAGCGTCACCGGCCATTACAACTCAGACCTCACGACGACGGCTTCGAAGCAACTCCTCAGCGGCATCTAGGTGCCACTGTTCAAGACCAGTCCGCAGCGCTGCTGACGCTTCCTGCACTAGCCAGTGGATTTGCGACCGCTGGCTAGCCTCTTGCTCAGCAAGTAGCAGCGCATACTCCAACAAGCCAGCCCAATCTGCTGCAGCATGTAACGCACGCAACTGCGCGGCATTGGCAGCGCCGTGGAATTGTGCTTCCATTGTGTGAACTAACGGATTCTCCATGTCTGACGCGATTGGCGACTACTTAAACAGTATCGCTCGTTATCCACTTTTAACACCGCAGCAAGAGATACAACTCGGCCGACGTGTTGCGAAGTGGAAGGAACTTAAGGATCTTGATAGACCTTTGACCACTCAAGAACGCCGTGAGTTGCGCAGCGGTGAACGCGCCCGCCAGCGGTTTATGCAGTCCAACCTGCAACTGGTGGTGCATGTTGCCCGTAAATACAGCAAACGCAACAACCAAACACTAGAGATGCTGGATCTCATCCAAGAGGGCAATATCGGCCTCGCGCGTGCTGTAGAGCTGTTTGACTACAGCCGCGGCTATAAGTTCTCCACCTACGCCTATTGGTGGATTCGTCAGGCGATCGGACGTGCATTGGTGCAGTATGACCCGATCATCAGATTGCCGCTTGGCATTCACGAGATGCTGGTCAAGATCAACAAGACTGCACAGTTATTTGCGCAAGAGCACGGCCGCACTGCAAGCATGTCAGAGCTTGCTGCAATGCTTGATGTGACGCCAGAAGTCATCTCTGACACGCTGAAGCAGGCATATCGCGTTACCAGCCTCGATAAGCCAGCACAGGAAGACACGTCAAACATCTTGGACCTCATTGCAGATGAGAAGCAATATGACGTTGAATACGACTGGCAGCTTGAGGTATTACGCGATCATTGTGAGCAGTATTTAGATGAGCGCACGCGGGAGATCATCTATGCACGCAATAGCCGTAATCCAGTGCCGTGGAATGACCTAGAGAAGCGTCTAGGCATCTCACGCGGGCATATGTGCCAGCTTCAGTTGCGTGGTATCAACCGCCTTCGTATGCTGATAGGCAATCCCCTGGCAGGCACACCTCTTGGGACCGACCATAAAGAAAATAGGGAATACTTGGAGAGTTTGCCTGGCTGGGATGTGTAAAGACCACCAGCAAGAATGGCAGGCTAGAGTGTTCTACCATCAGATGCTTGAATCCAGCGCAATACCGCAAGTTCCCGATCAAGCAGATAGCAATCCTGTCGATTAAACCATTCGCGCCATTCTTCACTGCCTTTGCGGCGGTTGCAATTACGGCAGGCTGGGACAAGGTTAGTAGCTACTGTTGCGCCACCTTTGTGTCGCGGCCTGACGTGATCCAGTGTGTCCGCTGATTCGCCACAATAGGCGCATTGATGTTGCCAAGCCTCAAAGATCTCTTGCCTGAATTTGTGTTTTGCACTGCGTTTTGGGACAAGGTTTGCGCCATCAATGCAATGATCCACTTAGACCGTCGGGCGGCACGTAACATCAACGCCGCCGCGATGACGTGGTGTTAAATCACGCCAGATGCCACCTAGTGATTTTGGCATCACGATGCGCTCCACTGCCCAACCACCAGTGCCGCCAAATTCTTGCTTATAGGTGCCAGTTTGCAGATGCCAACGCTGCTCAACCCATGCCTTGCCATTGTCGCTGATGCGATAGCAAGGATGCGCCACAATGCTGCGCTCGTGGTTATGGCCGTTCAGCACGATGTCGGCATCAGGTGCGATCTGCGCATAGCGCCCGCCGCCCATTGTGCCCTTGGTGACAATCCCGCCCCATGCGCCGTGGTGAAAGAACAGTGTGCAGCGACGCACGCCGCCCCCTTCACGTTCAAATACAAACCGCACAAAACCTTGATAGCCCATGTGCTCAGTCACTGCGCCATCATTGCGCATGAGCCGGACCACATTTTCTAGCGGGTCAATCTCTTGATTATTGAGGACAGCAGTTTCGTGGTTGCCGTCGCCCATCATCAAAATCATGTCACCGTAGGGCTTTAGGAAATCAGCCGACTCACGAAAGACCAGATCAAAATAGTTACCACCTAGGTGTTCCGGCCTGATATCACCCTTGCTGCCGCGGCGATCTTTCTTGCCTTGCATCAAGCACATCACATCACCGAAAAACAATGCTTTACCACCGATGGCTTTGCATTCTTCAAGATGCTGCTTAAACAACCCGCGGTTGCATTTTGGGTTGTCTAGGTGGATATCAGATGCCAGCAGGAATGTGACTGGCTCCTTGACGCTGGTGTAGGGTATGCGCACCTCTAGCAGCTCTGGCGATAATCGCGCGGATGTAATCGCCATGCCGTTGGTAGCGGCGTACACTGCAGTCTAGGCGTAATCCCAGCGAACCCTTGGCCTGCCGCGCCTTATTCCCAAGTGGCAAAATCCCTTAGGTGCGCCGTAGCCGAGTGAGTATGGCCAATTTGCATCGCACCATTCCTGCACGTGGTTAATGTTCACCTCACGAATGTAGAAATCAACAGCTCCAACATTTGGCGCATCATACAAGTGCTCGCTAGCGCTGGATCCGCCAACTGCTGCATTGATTGTGCGTGGACGGTAGCCGCTGGTAATAATTACAGGCTTGCCGCCAAACTTGACGCGGGCACGTTCAAGGAATGCAGCAAGCTCGGCTGCGGTGTCGACTTGATATTGATGGTCAAAGCGGCGTGCCTCTTGCCATAGCGCAAATTCACCAAGCTGCACATGCGGCGTGATGCGTGCAGTAAATGGGCTGTCGGGCGACAGCTTGGCTGGATCCTGCTGCTGCTCACCAGCCCATAGCTTGCCTTCAGCACGACGACGGCGCAATAGCCCAGCCTCTACTGACGTACCAGGATTGCGGTATAGCTCCATTGCATCTGGCACTGCAGCCCAATCCTTATCGCGCAGGCACTTGCTGATGGTTTCAAAGCCAGCGCTGCCGTAAAAGCCAGCGCCAAGGTTGTAAGCGAATGACAGCAGCGCACATTGCTTGTTGCCGCTCATGGTGCCCCAGTGCGGCACACTACTGCGCAGTTTCTGTGCAATGCGATCTACTTCAATCTCCAGCAGCTCATTAGCGTCGATCACTGTGATCTTGTCGCCACGCTGCACCTTGCGGCCATCTGGGTAGCGCGTGGTGCCATAGCCGATGGTTGCTATATCCCATCCATGCAGTGGATCAGGGTAGGCGCTGAGATGCACGCCTTCGAACTCTTTAATGAGCTTTAGGGCTGCGTCATAATTATGCAGTTTGCCACCAGCCTGCCAAGTCTTGTACCACGGTTGGTCTCTATTGAAGACTTGCGGCGCAACCTTTAATAGCTCCGCTTCAAGTTCAGAGATTGCCGCCATTTGATGCGGCGTGCCGTGCTTGTAATACTTAAACAGATCCGACAGCTTGATCATCGCTTGACGAATGGAGTGATCACACCGGCAAGGATCTCAATAGCTCTGTAGATCTTGACAACTGCCTTTGATGCAGCAGTCAGCGCTGCGTCATCTTTTGGCGTAGGCGTCAGGTTGACCACGATCAATGCAACACCGTGGATGGCAACTGCCAAGGCGATGTAATCAGTGACGCGATCCATGACTAGATGAATGGTGGCCTTGCTTCTAGTTTAGTGACCCTTTGCTCTACGGTATTCAGCCGCGTAAATGTCTCCTTGCGATCTTCTTTGATGTCAGTGTGCAGCACTTCAAGCTGCGTTGCAATGTGCTCTACGGCGCTGGTTAGACGGATGACGGCATCACGCGCTTCATCATTGCGGCGACTGAAGCCCATCGCGCCCATTGCAGCCACGCTGATGGACGCTCCAGCAACAGCAGCGATCAGCTCGATCATGCCATCAGTTTACCGGTGCCATCAGCAGTCCACCGCGTCGCTGTATTCAAGGTGCGTCTTGAGCCAGGCATAGCCAATGGCAAGTGGATTGTCGCCAGAATAGTGTTTGCGCTTGGTGGTCATGGCTGCAACAACGCCAGCAGCGCCGCCTTCTGCTCATCCGTCAACGTAGCCAACGGATCAGTTTCGGGTTCGGGCTGCGGTTCAACGTAGATCGGGTGCAAGTTTTCAGGATCGGCCACTGCGATGCAGCCGTCTGGCGGTTGCCAGTCGGAAATGCCGTCCCAAAGAACGCGATTGACGCATCGGCCAGTGCTATCAAGAATTGCGTACTGCATCACCATGTCCAGACCCTCACAACACCAGCCGCGCCATTGCCGCCAGCGCCGGAAACAAAGCCATTGTCTGATGCAGAGCCGCCGCCGCCAGCACCCCCAGGAAATGCGCCGTTACCACCATTCATTCCTGCGCTAGCTGTAGTATAAGTGCCACCGCCTCCCGCACCCCCTTCGTTTGCCACGGCATTGGCACCCGCAGCGGCACGATTTTCGGCAGAGTTCAGTTCTCTGCAGTTGCCACCAGTACCGCCAGTCATTGAAGTTGTTGTGTTGGCTGCTCTAGAACCACCACCACCGCCACCGCCACCGCCGCGAAGCGTAGTCCCGCCGAAAAGAGCGCTAGCAGTGTTAGTGCCCGCTCCATTGCCAAAATTGACTGTATTTTGACCTTTGTAAGAATTTGTTAATGGTGAAGTGGTTGGGGTTACAGTTGTGCCACCTGGCCCGCCAACGCCGTAAATTGTATCTAAATACGATCCAAATTGCGAAGCGCCACTAGCTCCGCCAGCATTGCCATTTGTTGAGTCGGTAGTAATTGCGGCAGCTCCAGTTCCACCAGCCCCGACAGTTATAGATACCGTTGAAGTCAAGTCTGATGCTAGAAATACTTTTGACAAGAAAACGCCGCCAGAACCCCCTGCACCGCCCATTCTAGTAGATGTTGTTGCGTATCTTGCTCCGCTACCACCGCCAGATCCGCCGCCAATTATTTCAACATAAACCATGTTTACCCCAGCAGGCTTTGTCCATGTGCCGCTGCTGGTGAACTCTTGGTAGTTGGCG